GCGGGTCAGGCAAAGGGCATTCCTCTTGGTGAGAGGGACACGTATCACTGCCCGAGGTGCAGGAGTATCATTTTGATCGAAATGGTCATGGTTCCAAGGGTATCAGCCATGGAGCCCGGGAATCTCACGGGAGCCGATGCGAAGGGGAAGTTGCACGCCGGCGCATGGATCTGTCCGAGCTGTCATCTCATGCCACCACTTTTCCAGCCGGCCATGTTTCTCGATAGCGAACTCCTGCTCATGACGCCGGCGGATCGGAATGCGTACGAGCTCCTCGAGCGGGAGCGGATGGCGCGTGAGCAATTGGAGGCCGAGGAGGAGGCTAAGAGGCGGACGGAGGATCTGTGCCCGGGTGAAACGATTGAGCAGTTAAAGGCTGCGGACCATATCCTGGAGGAGAAGGATTCAATCGGGGAGTAAACATCTGTCGGGGGATCATGGGGAGGGATGTTGGAAAAAATCATAAAGACCTGGGCGAGGATTGCGGAATACCTTGGAGTCTCGTCGAGCTGGATAAGGGACCCGGCTCGCTCGGCCGAACTTCTGAGGCTCCGGATCGTACGAGAGAGACGAACGCGGCCGGGCAATAAGATCATGGTGGCTGACGCAGATCGATTGATGAAGTGGTATATGTCGCAATAATTTATTTATCACTCCTGGATGGCACTCCTGGATGGCACTCCTGGATGGCACTCCTGGATGGCATTTGCGCAATAATTTAGTTCGGAATACAGGCTCTCTGTCTCGTAACAGAGGGCCTTTTTTGTAATCTTCACTCCATAAAAAGGGGTGACCATAAATGGCTAACGTGCGGCTCTACAAGAAAACCTACCCGGCAAAAGCGGAAAAGCTCTGCCGAGAGTTGGGGCTCACCGATGAGCAGCTCGCAGAGGTCTTCGAAGTTTCGGTCCGGTCCATCCAATACTGGAAGGGCAAGTATCCCGAGTTTCTGGCCGCGGTCCAGCGCGGTAAAGACGACTTTGATTCCGACGTGGTCGAAAAATGTCTCCTCAAGCGGGCCACGGGCTACACGACCCACGAGAGGACCTACGAGATGGGCACGTCTCCGGTTCTTCCTCCTCCGGAAGCCATGACGCCCGGCAAGCTCTACGTGGTCCAGCAGCCGCAGCTTCAGCTCACCAGGCAGGTCGAAAAAGAAATCGCTCCCGACGTCGCCGCCCAGATCTTCTGGCTAAAGAATCGCCGGCCGGACAGGTGGAGGGAAAAAACCGAAGTCACCATCAACGAGCTCGATCAGATACTCGCCGGCATAGCGGCCGCGGAGGCACGGCATGCCACAATACACTGAGCTGGCCTTCGGCCTGGGTGAGTTGATCGGTAAATACAAGCACGATCCCTACGGATTTGTGCTTTCAAGTTTTGCGTGGGGGGAGGGGACCCTTGAGGGGATAGAGGGCCCCGATACATGGCAGACCGAACAACTCCTCGAGATCGGATCTCAACTCCAGGCTGGTGCTGATCCCGGCTGTGTCATCCGCCAGGCCGTAGCTTCCGGCCACGGCATAGGCAAATCCGCTCTCGTTTCCTGGCTCATACTGTGGGCCTTGTGCACGTTCATCGACACTCGGGGAGTTGTTACCGCCAACACCGAAACCCAGCTCAAAACCAAGACCTGGGCCGAGCTTTCCAAGTGGTATCGGTTGTGCTTCTTCGCCTCGCGGATGTTTCAGCTCAAAGCAGAGTCCATTGTCTCGAGGCACCCCGAGCATTCAGAGTGGCGAATCGACCAGGTCGCATGGTCCCTGCGGAATACCGAGGCCTTCCAGGGCCTGCACAACAAGGGTAAGCGGATCCTGCTTATCTTCGACGAGGGCTCCGGAATTCCGGACAAGATATGGGAAGTCTCGGAGGGCGCTCTCACGGACGCCGGTACCGAGATCATCTGGTGCGTGTTCAGCAACCCAACCAGAAATACGGGAAGGTTCAAGGATTGTTTCACGGGCGTCATTGCGAAGCGCTGGAAGACCAAGCAGATCGACTCCAGGACCTCGGCCTTCTCCAACAAGGAGCAACTCGAGGAGTGGATCACCGACTATGGGATCGACAGTGATTTCGTCAAGGTCCGCGTGCGAGGATTGTTCCCCAACCTAAGCGCCAGGCAGTTTATCTCCCTGCATGATGTGGATGAGGCCTCACACCGGCACCCCACCGAGCAGCAATATGCGTTTGCTCCCAAGGTCCTCTGCGTGGATCCGGCCTGGGAGGGTGATGACGAGTTGGTAATTGGGATCCGCCAAGGCCTCGCGTACCGTACGCTCCGCGTCATGCCGAAAAACGATAATGACCTGGTCGTAGCTGAGATCGTCGCCAAGTACGAGGACCGCTTCGAAGCGGACGCCGTATTCATCGACGCGGGCTACGGCACGGGGATCGTTTCCGCCGGCCGAAGCTGGAAACGCAACTGGCGCCTGGTGTGGTTCGGGGCCAAGTCCACCGATCCCGCGTACTTCAACAAGCGCGCCCAGATGTGGGGCGCTGCGCGTGACTGGCTGAAAGACGGAGGAGCTTTACCTCCGAATGATACTGCTCTTTATAACGACCTGATCGGGCCGGAGACTGTCGGACGAACGGACGGGGTCATCCAGCTCGAGCCCAAAGCCGCGATGAAAGCACGCGGGCTGCGCTCTCCAAACCGCGCCGACTGCCTGGCGATCTCTTTTGCCTACCCGGTCAGCCACAAGGACCAACGACCAAGGAAGGCTGCCCAGGCTCAAATCGACTATGACCCGCTCAACCCTCCCTGGGAACAGGACCAGGAGAGCCCAAACATCGAGTCGGACCCGTTTAGGATTTGATGATGTGTGTCAACAGTCAACAGATGCCGAACATGGATGCTCAGGGGATTCCACCAGGTCTCAACGCTCAAATGAGCGGTGTGCCGCAGCCCCAGAGCATTATTGGTCAAGCCGTTCCGAAACCGAAGAAGGGGAAATAAAGGATGCTTGGAAAAGGATTTCTGAAGAACTGTTTTCGGTATCACGCACCCGATGAGAACAAGGTCAAGTGTCATGAGTTTATGCGGGATGCGTGCCGCAACCTGGCCGAGGTTATTAACCGTGTCTGTCCCGAGTGCCGCGAGCGAGACATCGCCGTTATGAAGGTTGAGGAGGCCATGATGTGGGCCAACGCCGGCATTGCGCGCCACGAGGCCGAGGGCATATTTCAGCTCAGACAAGAGCTGGGTGGAACTATCGAGTGCGAAAGGAGTGCCGAGTGAAATTTGGAGCTGACCTTTCGAAGATCGTGGAAGCCTGGACCAGGATGCTTCAGCTCTCGCAACGCTTCCAAGCGAAGAGGACCGGGACTCCTGCCAGGTGTGAACGTGCGAACGCTCACCGCGGCCAACAGGAAAAAGCCATTCGCCGGCGCCGGATCCACGAGAAGATTGCAGCCCGCAGCCGGCGCATCAACAGGAGGGCAGCATAATGTGTTTCTCATCTCCATCGGTTCCAGCTCCACTGCCAGCTCCGACGCCGGCGCCGGCATTACCTGACCAGGGCGTCCAGAACGCTGGGTCGAACCAGCGCAACCTGGCCGCACAGGCGTACGGCGTGGGCAATACCATCGTCACGGGACCTGCGGGGCTCGTCACGCCGGCCAGCACGACCTCGAACAAAGGTCAGCTAGGGGGATAACATGGGCCAGGTCGTTCAGTTCGTCCGCGCAGAACCCTCGAAGGTCATCGAGCTGCGCCGCTATGTGGATCGCCGCCTTCTGAGTCTGCGGACGGAGCGGTCGAGCTATTTCCAATCCTGGCGGATGCTGAGCGACTATCTTCTGCCTCGCCGCGGCAGATTTCTGATGACGCCCAACCAGGCTACCCGGGGAGACATCCTGGGCAGCAGGATCATCAATGAGACTCCGCTTCTGGCTGTACGAAGCCTGGCTGCGGGACTGATGGCCGGGCTGACTTCGCCGGCGCGTCCCTGGTTTCGTCTGTCGGTGCGCGACATGAACGTCGAGGACAACACACCGGTTCGGCTGTGGCTCGACCAGGTGCGCGATCTCATCCTCAAAGTGTTTGCCGACTCTAACGCTTACAATGCCCTCCACTGCATCTACGAGGAGGAGAGCGTATTCGGGACGGGCGTCATCCTGATCGAGGAGGACTACGAGGATGTCATTCGCTGCCAGACACTGACCGCCGGCGAGTATTTCCTCGTAAACGACTCTCGCAACCGAGTCGATTCGCTCTATCGCGAATACGTGATGACGGTCGGACAACTCGTCGAGAAGTTCGGCAAAGACGCATGCAGTGAGACGGTCCAGGGCCTCTACGAGATGGGCCAGCACGACAAAGAGGTCAACGTCGCCCAGGCCATCGAGCCCAACGACGACCGTGCTCCGCAGATCCCGGGGCTCAAGGGACGCAAGTACCGCTCCGTTATCTGGGAGTGGGGACAAAGCGGAGACCTGGTCCTCGAGCTCAAGGGATATTTTGAGAAACCCTTCTGCGCGCCCAGGTGGCACGTTTTGGGAAACGACGTCTACGGCAAGAGCCCGGGTTATGAGTGCGTGGCATCTTCCAAGAGCTTGCAGGTCCTGGAGCGGCGCAGCGCCCAGGCTATCGACAAGATCTTAAATCCCCCAATGGTGGCAGACTCCGGCATGAAGAACGAACCGTCGAGTCTTATCCCCGGCGGGATCACCTACGTGGAAAACCTGGCACAATCCGGATTTAAGCCGGCCTACGAACTTCCGCCCAATATCCAGGGGGCGGAGGAAAAGATCACCAAGTGCGAAGAACGGATCAAATCCGCCATGTTCGTGGACTTGTTCCTCACGATCTCCCAGCTCGACGACGTGCGAACGGCAACCGAGATCGTCGCGCGCAAAGAAGAAAAGATGCTCATGCTGGGACCGTTTCTTGAGCGCAGCCAGTACGAGCTGATCAACCCTTTAGTCGACCGGACGTTTGCAGTCATGCTGCGTGCCGGCATCCTTCCGCCGATCCCGCGGGAGATCGCGAGCAGGCACATCGATGTAGAAGTCATCTCGACTTTGGCCGATGCACAGAAGTCCTCGGCCACGACCGGTATCGAGCGCCTGATGGCGTTTGTCGGAAACCTCATGGCGGCAAAACCGGAAGTGGGCGACAACATCGACTGGGATGAGACGGTCCGGGAATATGCGGACTACCTCGGGACCAGCCAGAAGCTGATCATCAATCAGCAGAAGATGGCCGATCAGCGGAAGGCCCGGGCACAGCAAGCGGCGCAGATGCAAGCCGCTCAGACCGGCATGGCCGCGGTCCAGGGGGCTCAAACGCTTTCGAAAACCGATGTCGGAGGTGGCCAAAATGCTTTGCAGATGATGATGAATGGCATACAGGGCGCACCACAGCAGGGGGCCGCGTGAGCGAATACGATTACGAAATCATAGTCCCGTCCGCGGGGATCCGTCAGTTTCGTGAGCTCCTGAGAGCCGGCATCGATGCGCTGGGAGAAGATGAAAAAGAGCTGATCGCTTGGGGCAAAGACCTTTTGCAGATGGTTTCATAGGAGGATCATCACATGGCCAAAAAAGATCCGATTCACATTAAGCCCTCCCATGAGGGGATTTTCACGGAGAAGGCACAAGCCGCCGGCATGGGCGTCCAGGAATTTGCCGACAAGGTCCTCGCGCCCGGGAGCCACGCCGACGCCGCGACAAAAAAGGAAGCGAACTTCGCGCACAACGCCGCCCAGTGGAAACACTAAAGGAGTGATGAATGCAACGTCTCACGCAAGTTATCGACGGGCAGCAGAACTTCGTACCGTTGGGCTTTAACCAAAGCGACACGATCTATGAGATCCTCCTCGCTGCCACGGTGCCTCAATACATCGCTCCGCCGGCCGGATGCAGCTGCGTTCTGATCGGCTTTAACGGCACGCAGGAAATCTGGATGCAACTGGGCGTCAGCTCCGGCTTGGCAGTTCCCGCAGCCAATAACCTGACGGGAACGGGCAATACACCCGAGTGTCTGCCGCCTGGCGCCGGGCCGTACCTGCGACAGCTTCGCGGCGCCACATCGATCGGACTCATCTCGACGCCGGGCTGTGTGGTGTCACTTTCCTTTTTCCTCTAAGGATCGGTCACGATGACAGACGAGCCGGAGAAAAACGAAGCACAGGAGCCCGAGGAGTATAACGCCGGCAACGCCAAACATGTGGCCCGTCGGGCCAAGGCGGCAAAGCGCCGGGAGAAGATCAAGACCGAGGCCCTGATCAGGCTTATCGAGTCTCCAGGCGGGCGGGCGTGGCTGTGGGACCTTTTAACGTCCTGTCATGTGTTCACGTCGTTTCCGCTCACTGACGCAATCCACCTGGCCGGAGCGCACGGCGAGCGCAATGTGGGCCTCAGGATCTTTGCCCAGGTCATGAAGCTCGATCCGAACCTGTACTACACAATGGCTCGTGAGAACCAGGGCCTCAAGCTGGAGTAAACCTATAGGTTAACCGAAATTCGACAATCATCCCTTGCCGGTCGACGGGCCAGCTCGAGGGGCCAAATATTGAGAGAGCCGTTCTGTGCACAGGCAGAGCGGCTCTTTCTATTTGGCGAAGCACTTTGAGGGGAGGGGGCAAGTGCAACGACATCTGAAGTTAATTCACGATCTGACCATGGGCAAGCCGGTTCATCTCAGGAGCCCGCACTGGCATCACGTGGAAAAAGAGCACCTGGCCAAAGAGCCCGCCTGCCAGTGGTGCGGATACTCGAAGCATGTGCAGGTCCACCATATCAGACCGTTCCACCTGGCACCGGAGTTGGAGCTGGACCCCTCGAACCTGATCACGCTTTGCGAGGAGGGCGGATACCTCAATTGCCACCTCGTACATGGCCATAACGGGGATTTCAAGAGTTTCAACCTGGCAATCCGGCAGGAATGTGAGGAGCACAAAAAAGGCACCGACCGGGTGCTGCTCGAAGCGATTCGCAGGCAGGACCCTGAAATGTACGAATTTCTAATCAACGCCAAAGAGCAAAGGAAACGCAATGGCTGAACCAGCAGCAAGCCCAGCACCGGAAGTCGATCCCAGCCTCATCCCGCCGGCGCCCATCGTCGGAGGAGATGCTCCAGTGGAGGAAGCGGATCCCAATAAACCAGCGGAAGACGGCAACCCCCCTGCGGACGGCGAGGGCAAAGACCCTGCCGGCGAAGGACAAGGCGAGCCCAAAGATAAGGACGGCGAGGGCAAAGAGGATAAACCGGAGCCGAAAGCCCCCGCCGAATACACGGACTTCACCATCCCGGAGGGAGTCGCCGTAGATCCGGAAGCGATGACTGAGTTCAAGGGCATCTCCAAAGAATTGGACCTGACCCAGGACCAGGCACAAAAGCTGATGGACTTTGGCTCCCAGAGGATCAAGGCACTTGCGGAGGCGCCGTACAAGCTATGGGCTGATACTCAGGTGCAATGGCAGAAGGACGTTAAAGCGGATCCGGAGCTGGGAGGAGCGAACTACGAAAAGACCTGCCAGGCTCTGGGCCAGATCTTCGTGCCGGGCGAAGGGAACCCCTTCGTGAAAACCCTCGATGAAGCGGGAGCCCTAAAACAGGCCCTGATCGTCACGGGCGCCGGCAACCATCCCGAGATAGTGCGCTTGTGCTATCGCATCTCAACCCTTTTGAAAGAGCCGACCTCCATCTCCGGAGCTCCGATCAAAGACAAGGGGACTGCAATCCTCGACTCTTTGTATCCGAGCATGACGGAGAACAAAGCGTAGGCTACAGGAGCGTAGACAATGCCTCAAGCAATCATCGGACCCGCCGCAATGACCATTGCGGACTGGGCAAAGCGTATAGACGACAACGGGAAAATTGCCCAGATCATAAACATCCTGTCGCAGACAAACGAGATCTTAGACGACATGATGTGGGTGGAGGGTAATCTCGCAACCGGACACAAAACGACCATCCGGACCGGACTTCCCCAGGCTTACTGGCGGCTCCTGAATATGGGTGTTCCGACCGGAAAATCGACCACCGCGCAAATCACGGAAACCTGCGGGCACATGGAAACCTTCAGCGACATCGATGAGATGCTCGTGGAACTCGGCGGCGATAACCGCGCCCTCCGCCTGTCTGAGGATTCCGCCTTCCTCGAGGGCATGAATCAGCAGATGGCCCAGACCATTTTCTACAACTCGGTCTACACGACTCCGGCCGCGTTCATGGGGTTGGCTCCGAGGTATCCGAGCGTATCGACGGCAACCGCCCAGACCGCCAATAACGTCATCGACGCCGGAGGTCTGAACTCCACCAACACCTCGATGTGGCTCCTCGTCTGGGGCGCGAACTCCATTTTCGGATGCTTCCCCAAGGGCAGCAAAGCCGGGTTCCAGCAGGTCGATTTCGGTAAGCAGCCCAAGACCGATGCGGCCGGAAACCCCTACTACGTGTGGCGGACCCAGTTCAAATGGGACGCCGGTTTGGTCGTTCGCGACTGGAGATTCGCGGTGCGGATCGCCAATATCGACGTGACGCAGCTCTCCGGCGGAGCTCCTCCGAACCTCATCAACCTGATGGTACGGGCAATCCACCGTCTGCCTATCCAGCCGCCAAAGGCCGGCAACGTGAAGACCTCGGGCAACCTGGGCGAACCCCAGCTCCCTCTGGGCCGGGCAGCTTTTTACTGCAACCGCGCCATTTCCACCTGGCTCGACATCCAGGCGCTGAACAAGAGCAACGTGCTTCTGACCATGCAGGAGTTCGACGGCAAGCCCGTGACATCCTTCAGGGGCATTCCGATCCGGACCTGCGACCAGTTGCTCAACACCGAGTCGCGTTGCGTGTAACGAATTAGACACAAACCCCGTTGTGGCGCATGGATTGAGTTTCGTGCGCCACAAATAAGGAGATTAAATCATGATAATGGACAACCTGAACCTCTTTGACGGTTCCGTTTCCGCCGGCGTGCTCACGGGAACTCTTTACTCCGCGTGGACCAACATGCCGGGCAACAATGTTTCGGCCAATGCAATCGACCTCTCGCAGCTCGCGGTGAATGCAAAGGGCTACGGGCGTGACATCGGCGTCGGTGACGGCCTGGTTCTCATCGTGGGCGTTCTCACGACCTACTCGACGGGGTCGAGCCCGACTTTGCAGATCAACTTCCAGGCAGCTCCGGACAATGGTTCCGGCGCACCCGGATCCTTTACGACCATTGTTTCGAGCCCGGTCTACACCGCGGCCCAGCTCCTCGCGGGAACCGAGCTCCTGCGTATGGACGTTCCGCTTCTGTCTCCGTCGAACCTGGGGATGGTCCCCAAGTTCCTGCAGCTCCAGTACGTCGTGGGAACCGCGGCCTTCACGACCGGCGCCATCTATGCCGCGATCACGCGTGACCGCACGGCCCTCGGTCCGTACATGGGCTACCAGAGCGGCTATTCCAACCAGTACATTTAACAAGGAAGGTGCTTTATGGCCAAATACAAGCTGACCGAAACCGCTTACATCGGAAACGTGCTCTATCACGCGGGGGACAAGGTAGTCGTCGGAGACGACGTTATCCCCGGACCCCACATGATCCCGGTGGACAAAGCGGCCAAGGCTGTTACCGACCGGATCCCCGGCTTTACCAATGCACCGATGCCGGATCCCATCGACCAACTGACTTCCATGGGCGCCTCGCCGAAAGCGGTCAAGAGCGGAATCTTGGCCAGCGACGACGAGATCCCTCTCTAGAAGGAGAGTGAGATATGGGGGCAAATTTTCAGAGCAACGTTTTTACGAACCAGTTT